TGCCAGTCAGGTAAGGCTTGGATACGGACTCCTGCGGGTTGAAGTTGCCCTTGATCGCGTCGAGGAACGAAACAACGTGGTCAGAATGCAGCACGCCCACTCGTCCGGTGTCGGGAGCGAGGTACTGATTCAGCGTCTTGCGCCCGTTGGCAAAGTCCTTGTACGAGAATGCGGCTGCATTGTCGTCCACGGCGTTGTAAACGTCGAGAACCATCGAGAGCGCGTCGTTCTCGATGTTTGTTGCCAGAACCGCCATTGCCGGTTCGAGGTAACGCTTCGAGAATTCGTCGATGGTCAACGTCAGATCTTGCGATGTGAAGTTGGTATCAACGCCCTTCTGCGTGGAAACGGTGAGGGTCTGGCTGGTTTCAACCGTGTCCTGCACTACCAGCACCGATCCTGTGCGGACGGTGTACTGGTTCGGGTTACGAATGGTCAGCGTGGGGCCGATCTTGCCCGAAGGCGAAGCACCGGAGTTTGCGAACTGGTCGTCATACTGCTTATCGCAGTTGGCGATGAAGTTCAGCTTGGCATGCAGGATGCGCAGAGCTTCCCGCGTGATGATTGTGGGGGAAAGAAAAGAGTTAGCCACTTAGTCTCCCGAGAGACCGCTAGCCTTTTTTAGCGAGTTGAGCATTGCGTTTCCGCATCCACTCATCGGCTGAAAGACTGTCGTCACTCACGTCGAAGGACCGCGTAGAAGCTCCGCCAACAGGGGCTGGGGGCTTGGGAGCGGTCGTTTTCTTCGGTTCAGGAGCTTCTTTCGAGATGAACTTGCCCTTCTCATCGCGCTGGCGCACTAGCTTGTCTTCACTCAAGAAGACTTGCTTCAGTGCTTCCCTCGGGTTGGTTCGCGCCAGAGAGATGAATTTCTCCATCTTTTCCGGGTCGCTGCCAACCTCATAGCACAAGTCAAAGAACTGCGGAGACGTGCCAAATACCTCAGTAACTGCTTGGGGCAATTTGGCTTCGTTCAGCGCCTTGATAGCCGGTGCGATAACCGCATCGGCATCTTCGTAGCGCGTCCGCACTTCACTCATCTGCGACTCAAAGGTTCGCTGCGCTTCTTGCTTCGCCTGCTCGCGCTTGTACTCCGCCATTTTCTGCTCGGCCTTCCAATCAACGAAGTCCTCGTTGTAGGCGTCCCAGTCGGTATACTTGGGGCTTCCATCGGGGTTCTTATCGTCAATGGTTGGCTTGGCTCGCTGCGCGGGGGACGATTCCGGGGGTTTTACGTCCTGTTTCTCAGCTAATTTGCGGGCTAGTTCTTCTGCGCGGGCTTCGGCTGCCTTCTTCTCGGCAAGAAGCTGCTTGATACGCTTTTCAGCGCCCTTACCTTTGGGCTCCTGGGATTCTTCCGGTTCCGAGTCCGGTTCGGGTTCAGGCTCTTCAGCCTCGGGTTCCACCGTCTGTTCCGGCGCGTCAACCACTTCCGTGGGTTTGAATCTCTCGGGCAGTTCGCCACTCTCTCTGTAGCGTGAAAACTCTTCAAGAGAGACGTTCTGCTCCTCAAATGCTGCGGGTGTCGAGTCCGCAACTACCGGCTGGTCTGACATAGGTTTTCCTTTGTGCTCTTACGCCGAGCAGGCGGGTACTAAAGTCTTAGCCATTCATCGCTTCGGGCGTATTCTGCGCGGCTTCGCGTGCGGCTTCTAGCGCGTTCTGGTGCCCTATGTCGGTGAGTTCGACAGACTGGGCATGATCTTGTCCCGCAAGTAGCGATGAGTGGGCAGTCTGCTGTGCCGTCAGCTCCTTAGCTTGAGCGTGCTTCTGTGCGCCCATCGCTAACTCGTGCGCCTGATCGTGGAACTGCGATACAAGCTCATTGCGGTCAGACTCGCGGTCAGATACGATCTGAGCCTTGGTATTGATTTCCGCGATAGTGATCTGCGTGAGGAGCTTCTTATCCTCTAACGCCATGTCTGCTTGTGCCTGCGCTTGGATCTGCTGAAGCTTGCCTTGCTGCTCAACGATCTTGGCCTGCTTCTCAAACTCCAGTTGCTTGATTTGCTTCTGATATTCCTGCGCGGCAGCATCAATGGCCTGCAAATGCTGGCCCAACTGCTGAATCTGCGCCTGAGCCTTCGGCGGGATAGGCTGTTCTTCGTCCTGATCCTGCAAGTTTGGCGGGAGAATCTTCTTGAACCGCTCTGCCAACTGGTCTGCACCAGCCAAGTCAGAATTACGGAAGAAAATATCCCCCATGATGTTGATTAGGTCGGGGTTGGCCTGTAGAACCTGCTGCATGGTGTCAAACGATTCCATACGCTTGGTATCGAACGCCTGAGCCATTGTGACGACATAGCTCATCTTTGCGCCCTTGACCTTGTAATTCCTTACCTTGCCACTCTGATCCTTGTATTCCGCGTTGATGGTGACAACTTTCTGCGCCTCATCCTCGCCTAGAATCTCAATCTCGCGTTCGGTGTCGTAAATAATCGGCACGACTTCCGCGATGATGTCGCCCGCAAGCTTGAAAGATCTTCCAAGGTTGTCGATGTAGTGCATCGTGGTCAGGTTCGACTGGTCCTTGCGGGCCAGAATCGCCTTACCAGAGGTCTCGTTCGCCTGATTGCCCAGCGAAGCATCAAAGATGCCCGTTGTGGCCTTCATGTCGTCTACTTCCTGAGCTACAAACTCAGAAAGAGCCTGGATGGGCGGCTCATATACCTGCCTCTGCGGGGGCGGTGCGGGTCGCCCGCCAACATCGACGGACTTATATTGCAGGAATGGAGGCACGGACGTATTCAGAGCCTGCCACTGCGCCTCATATCCCGAAATCTGGCCTTCTACCACCATGAAAGGAGAGATGGGGGATACAGCAAGCGTCTCCGCAATCCGCGATTTCGAGTAATTGAGCATCTGCTGTGGTGCCTTTTGCGGGCGCACAACAGAGAACAGCTTGGGCTTGCCATCCGCGATCATCTGCTTGCCCAAAACGGGGATGATTGGGATACATGAACCCGGCCAGTCAGTCTCGGTGTCTTTCAGGATCTCAAGGCCGTTGATCTTGCAGAACTTTACCTTTGGCTTAGATCGTTTGCCCTTCTGCTCCTCGATATACCAGTATTCCGCGATGCGGACTGAATCAGAGCCTACCCAACCCTCTGCCTGCTCGCCCGCCTCAGCCCACGATAGAGAGGCCATCTGCGATTCGCCATAAATGGCTTTGTACTCATCCTTGGGAACGTCTTCTACGACAAAGCCGTAGCGGGGCTTGCGGTTGAAACACGCGGGAACCAGAATCCCGTAAATCTGTAGAGGGTCGAGGACCGGGACAACCTTCAACTCAAGATCGTCTGACTCGTAATCGACGTAATCGGTCAGGAAGCGGTAATAACCAAACGACGCGCCCGATGAATACTCTATGGCCGTCTCGTAAGCTACCTGAGCCTGCGAGTCATACTGGATGTACCGCGCCAGCCCCTCAAGGACTTCCGCTGTGTCTTTGTCCTGGTCTAAGCGGGGAGAGAACTTGATTTGCGGTTTGCGCCTACGAGCCTCATTGGAGACTTGCTGAACGAACGTATGGCAGCGGGGAAAAGACATGGTGGGGCGGCTGGCTGCTAGACGCCGCTGCTTGATAACAGGGTCCCACTGCTCATCCCCGTCAGGTGAGGCAAAGCGCAGGTCGTCAATGAACTTCTCGCGCAGGCTCTTTTCGTCTTCAGCGGAAGCGGCAAACCGCTTGCGTGCTGTTGCGAGGAAATCGTCTTCTGCCACTACGCTCTGCCCACCTGAAAGCCCCACGCCTTGAGAATTGACGCCAGACGCTCGTCGTCCTTGAGTTGCTTGCTGAACTGCCACACGTGGAACTCGCGCATCATCCGGTCAGCCTCTTGCTGTGCTGTCACAGAGCTACCTTTGTCCCTGAACCCATCTCGCACGTTCCGCCAATCTCCATCCCGCCGTTGCTGGCGACCTTGATGTAATTCACCGTGGAATCAGAGAACGTCAACTCAATCACCGTGACAACGCCATGCCGATAGCCATACACGCCCGTAATGGTCTTAGCTCCGACCAGGGTCGTAACCGTAGCTCCGTTGGTAGTGCTTCGCGTAAC